AGGACTGTCCCAAATGTTTAAATAAACAATAGGCATTTTTTTCCTAATTTCATTTTCAATGTTAAATAACCAAGTAAAATACCTAGGATCTGTAATTAAAAATATAGCATCTGGTTTTTCTAAAGCAATTAATTGACGAATAAAAGTTGTATCACCATATCCATCAGTTGGATAAATAGTTACTAATGAATCATCTATTCCTGCTAATTTATTTGTTTCAGCAGATACATCAAATCTTTTTCCTTTATCTGGGTGTTGTATAGCTCCTGCTATATTAACCCAATTGAAGTGGTGTGCTGTTCCTAATACTATTTCTTTAGCTACTGTTGCTACTCCACTAAATGCTCGAATATCGTCGCATATAAGAAGTATTTTTTTCCTCTTGCTCTGAGGTAAATAATCAAAACTGTCTTTCATAACGGGTTTTAGTCTTTGGTTTTTAAATTGGTTACTTGTTTTCTAAAATTTTCATCATTAAGATATAAATCCATTGCTCGATTTACAAGTTTATTTAACGAGAATTTTCTTTTTACACACTCTATTTTAAAAGTATCGAATAGTGTTTTGTCGACTTTTACTGAGGTTAATTGTTCTTTGTTTTCTTCCATAACGTATTGTTTATATATACATATATGCATATTATAAAAGAATTGATTTATTGCATAACTCTTTTTTATCTTTGTATGGGCAGTACATGCAATTAGATTTACTAGGTTGTGGCTGATGGTCTGTGGATTTGTATGAACCATCTAAATTAAATGCTTCATCAATGAACGTGTCTAATGCTGCTTTTGCTTTTTTTACTTTTGTTTTACCATTTGCAGGAACAAATAACTGTACACGTTTTTGAGGAAATTCACTTTCTTCCCATATTTTACGCTTTACAATAAAGAATTCAACATCAATGTTCTCTTCAGGAACTCCAAATTGTTCACTAAAAAATGATTTATAAAGTAGTATTTGAAATTGTTTAATTTCGTCTTTCTTTTCTTTATCTCCCCACCCACGAGTACTCGTTTTTATATCATAGATAACGAATTTATTTGTTCCTTCATGGTACATTACTAAGTCAATGAAGCCGTTGAATAAAACGTTGTTATGCGTTTTATTTGGCGCTATAACTATAGGGATCTCGATTCCTACTAAATGCCATCCTTTAATACTAAAATATTCGCCTCGTCTTTTTTTAATGAAGTCTAGAATTGCTAATCCATCATCATAAAATTCTCTCATTTCCTCTGAGTTACTGAAATGGATATTTTTGTTGTCTTTGTATCCTTTAGAGTAAGTTTCTCTAAATCTGTCTTCAAAGTATTCTTCTATGTTTATTCTGTCTGCTTGTGCTCCACTTTCATTGTACATTACAGATAAATAGTTTTGTAATGTTTCGTGTAAGGCGGTTCCAAAAGTCATGTTGATAGAAAAACTAGGTACTTTATGTCCATCTCTGTATTGTAATGCCCATTTTTTGGGGCATTGCAAATACATTGACATTTGAGAATAGGAAATAGTTTTTTGAAATGCGTAGTTTATTTCCTGCGGTTTGTAGTTTTGGATTTGTTTTATTGTAGATGGTAGTTTACTTTTAGTCATAATAATTATAGAATTTTTTGTCTTGTAATATAAAGCTTTTAATATCTTTTGGATTAATATAATCAAAATTAATTACAAAATTTAATTCTTCATCATCCCAAGGTATTAACCCACAGTCTTCTAATCCTTCAACTATTTTTAGTGGTTTTCTTTCTTTTAAAATCAATCCAAAATCTGGTGGTGTTGAAGGAGATTGAAATATAATACAATATTTTTCACCTTCATTTATCTCTCTCCATTTTTTAGAAGATATAGAAATTAATTTATTATCTCTTACTAAATAAAAATCACTAGAATTCCAATTGATTGTAGAATTTTCTACTATTTTTTCCATAATCCTCTCTCTACTAATTGAGCAATAATACCATAGTTAGTAATGTCTTGGTATGTATCAACTAGTGGTTCGTTTTTACCTATTTGTTTAGTAATGATAAGATTTTTCCATCTATTTACTTTATCTGATAAGCGATACCAGAGTCCAGTTAATGCAAAGTCTTTTTCTTCATTGTTTGATAATTGAGTACCAGCAGCAATGTTTGACATTCCATAGTCTAAGTGTTTTTTAGCAAATAAAGTATATTGTTCTTTCATTATTTGTTTGTACCCAGCTGCTATAGTTGGATATTCTTTTTCTAGCTGTTCAATAACAGACATTTCTTCTTTAGCCATTACTTTAATAGTTTTTTAATTTCTTTTTCTTCAATTCCTTTTTTAATTAAAATATCTTCTACACCTTCTTTCCTTAATAAGGAAATATATTCATCTGCTTCACCTAAAGAACATTCAAAATGTTCAGATACATGTTTTAGTAATTCAGGATTAGTAGATTTTTTGCTGTTTGGTCTAATGTAAGGCGAGTAAGTATTTTTTGATTTAGGAATCATCCAACAATATACTTCATACAACTTTTTATTATCTTTAATATTTAATCCTTGAACGTAATTAACAACTTCAACATATTTAGGATTCATACTTAATGTTCTATTCATCATGTATCCATTGAATTCTTTTTGTTGTTCAGGAGTAAATGTATCCCAAGATGGTTTAGTATCAATAATTGCTTTTACAAAGTCAAATATTGAAAACGATTTTGGTTTAGATGGTTTTGTTGTACTCTTCATATTCTTCTCTTAATTCTTTAGGAAGTAATTCAATTAATATTTTTCCTGTTTTAGTATCAATAAATACTGGAATTGGAATAACTGCGTCTTCACTTGTGCCTGTTAAAAATTTACTAATTTTTCTTAGTACTGTTGCTTCTTGAAAGATTTGATTTCCTTCTTCAGATTTGATTGGGGTGGATTGTTTTATATCCACATTCATTTTCATTTGTTCGTTCATATTGTTTATTTTATTGTTTCTAGGATTTTACTAATGCAAGCCATTATGTTTATTTCTTTATCTAGTCTAAATGTAGCGTGGTACATGTACTCTTCTAAATAACATATAATTATACCTTCATTTCTATTAGCGTAGTCATTTAATTTATCGTATAAAAAATTATATAAATCTTCAAAATTATCTATTTCTGAGTTTGCTATAAGTTGTCTAATATTATTGAATGATTTGCTTGATGGTTTTTTTAATTCATCTAGTATTTTGTCTTGGTAGTCATCATCTCCAGTCAACACACCTAATTCTATAAAACCATTTACAGTATACTTTTGGCAGTTATTAATGATTTTTCTAAAGTCAGGATAGAATTTATTTACAATAGTAACTAGATCCTCTATTTCATATTCAATTTCTTCTTTATCTAGAATAATGGAAATGTGTTGTGCAACTACTTTTTTAGTAGGAGGAGATAAATCGAATTCTTGTAATCTACTTCTTAGTGGTTCAATTAAGCGTTCTGGGTAGTTACCTGTTAATATGAAACGAGTAGTTAAACTATATGTTTCCATCATGTTTAACAAGATAACTTGTGATGCTTGAAGTATATGAGTTGCTTCATCTAGAATCACTACTTTAAGTGGTTTAAATGAACCCGCAGCAGCAAATGCTCCTACTTTATCTCTCATTACTTCTATTGAACGTTCATCAGTTGCATTGATATACAAATAATCACAATCAATATTTTTAACTAATATTTTAGCGATTGTTGTTTTACCAGCACCAGGTTTTCCAAAGAAACCTAGGTGTGGAATATCTTGATTTTTGATGAATTCTTCAAATTTAGATTTGTATTCATCTTTACAAATGTATCCTTCTAGAGTGTCAGGACGGTACTTTTCATTTAGGATGGTGTGTAACTTTTTTGACATAACTTTTATTTTTAATATACGATTTAGAGTTTTGGAATCCTAATAATCTCCATAAATATTGAATTTTTTAGCTGGTGGAGGAGGAGGTGGAGCTACTTCTTCAGTAGTAATCATATATAACTCTCCTTTTAAAGGTTCAAGTCTAAATGCTTGAGGCTTCATTGTAGCTTTCTGGTAGTATGCTTCTAATGTTTCAGTAAGTGAAGTATTTATGTTACCATCTGGTTCATCTATTAT